TTATTAGCAACAAATGTTGTTAATTCTGACAAGATATCAAAGTCGTTAATTACTAATCTATCATTTTCTACAATAGTCTTTAACATAGAACATCCTATTCTTTTCATTGCAGGTGTTGTTCTAATACCTAATTGACTATCGCCTCCACCGAATCCGCCACCAACTATCTGTCCAGCACGACCTTTCCACTGTGCAGATATTATAGCTTCGTATTCCATATCGTGATGTAATATGTCAGCTACTTGTTGGCCTATATCATTTATCTCTACTAGCACATGAGCATTGTTGTATGCTCTTGCTGCATTATATATTGCTTTAGGATATAACACTGGTGCAATAGTATTACTTCTATATGTTGCACATACCTGATAAGGTACTTCTGTTGCATCTATAACTGTAAATGCACTGTAGTCATTTCCTACACCTCTACTTGTATCAGCTGTAATTACATACAGATGATCAGGTTCAGGTTGTTTAAATATTTTTAAGTTCTCATTTTCTTGTTCTGGATTCTTAAATACTAGATTCCTTAACTTGTGAGGATCAATCAATGTACTTGATGATCCAAGAAACTCACATTCAAACTCAACTGCAAATTGTTTCTCTGATGTGTTTCTTATTGTTTGTTCTTTCCATTCTTCATCTCTTCCTGGAACGTCCCACCAGTTAACACTTACAGTTGCATAATCATTATATCCTTTCTCTGCATCATGCCATAGTTTATAAAACATATTCATACCATTAGGAGTAGATGTAATCAATACTCTTGATGATCTACCAGATGATATTGTAGGATATACAGAGTTAAAAAATTCTTCTTGTACTGTTGATGGAACGAATGCAAACTCATCTAAGTATACTAAGTTAATAGACATACCCCTGATTGCAGATGCTGATGTAGATGATGCAAATATTTTGGATCCATTCTCCAAAACAATATTACCTTTGTTCCATTCTACTATACCTTGTTGTAAAAACCAAGGTAAGTTTTCATATGCTAATTGTAATCTTCCTAAGATTTCTCTAGCTGTTGCTGCTTTGTTAGCTAGCACTGCAATATTAAAGTCTGGATTGAATAAAGCATAGTGTAGCATTATTGCTACCATTGTTGTTGTCTTACCAGTCTGACGTGGCATCTTACAGATAACAAATCTGTTTTCATTTACCTCATGCATTATATTCTTTTGATAATCATAAGGTTCGTATGGCATTAGACCTTCATCAATATTGATAATCTTTAGATACTTCTCACAGAAGTATATAATATCTTTAGAACACTTAACAACTTCTTGAATCTCTTCTTGCGAGAAATCAATATGTATGTTAGCTTTCTTTAGTTTAGGATTGCCTAGGTAATGATCAGCCATCTATTCTTTTCTTTTTAATTGGTTTTACTTTTCTTGCTCCACCATCTAATAAATCTGTTAAGTCTTTTGTGGAGCCAATAAATAAATTGTTTTCTACTTTCTTTGGACCATGTGCTTCTGGATCCATGTCTTTCATTTTCTTTTGAATATCTAATAAGTCTTTATTAGCACCAGATAATGTTCTTACTAAGTCTGCTACTACTTCAAAAGATCGTGGGTGTTGTGATTGGTTAGCTAAATCTACTATACCGTTCAGTGCATCAGTTCCTCTTTCAATAATGTTATACAAATTTTCTCTTGCATATTGAAAGTCGTTCTCTAATTTGTTGTCTTTAACTGGCTCTACCTTTACCACTTCACCTTTTACTGGTTCAATTGGTTCTAAGTTTAAAGTCTCAGCTATTTTATCATCATGTTCCGCCATCAAAATAATCCTCAAAATCTACTATGAATCCATAGTCGTCTGTACTATTTATAGTGTTTGCAGACACTGATGCTGCACTATTTGTAGTTGGGCTGCCATTTGCAAGCAATCCTGGCTTGACTTTAACCGCAGTAGAACGCGTGTTTGAATACGCTCCATTCGATTGAGTAGCGAACACTCCAATGTTTGCTCCTTTTATTGGCATAGTCTCTTTTATTGGACCGTACAGATATGATTTCATTCTGAAACCTAGATTCCATATCAAAGCTCTTCTTGTTTCAAAATCACCCTCATAAGTGTCCTGTGATGAGAGAGATTCTAATACTATTGGTACATCAACTTTAGTTCCCATCTCTGGCACTAAATCAATAGTTGCTGTAAATTCTGGTGTGAAGAAAGGTAAGATTTGTTCTAATATCTGAGTTGCATCTTCTGCATACCTTGTATAGATATTAAGATCAAAAGATATATCATATGGTACTGGTTGGTACATATGTTTTATCTTACCACCAGTAGCTGCATCTCCTGGATCCTTTGTCCACTTGTTCATTGTATTCAACTTCCTAGCTGGATCATACATTAATGTAGTCATCTCAAAAGATATTCTTGGAAGTAGTATTGCTTGTTGTTCTGTTAATGTAGGGTTCTGTTCTAACCTTGCTGTGACTTTTTCTCTTGGTGCATATGTTAATGGACACTTAATAGTTTGTATAACATTATCATTAGCATTACGCCTTTGTATATGAATATCATTAAACAAAGTACCCATCAATATAATGTACTTTCTTAATGACTGATGATAAAACTTATGTCCAAACATTAGAAGTTCCCGCCTTCACTAAATGGATCTGCGTCACTGAAGTCAATGAAGTTATCTGCTTGTGTTTCAATATATGTATCTTCACTATCCGTAACATCATCTACATCTTGTTCTGTGTATCCACTCAATAATATTCTTGTTCCATCTTCTAAGTGAATTGGTAATGGTGGATCTCCAGTTTCCATTTCAAACTGAGAGTTCATAAAGATGTCTGTTGATCTTCTTGTTTCAAGTTTATCTATTTCATATAGACCAGTGTTAAATCTTTCTCCACTGTACTCGAACATATCTAATCTTAATTCGTAGAATTGTAAAGCACCCATTTGATAGAATACTGGTTCATGTTCTACAAAGTTAATAGAATATAATTTTTTGTTTAGTGGGAAGTATATAAGATCGCCTTCTCTTGGTCTAGCAATATTTGCTTTTGTCTCATTGCCTACTTCGTTTTCAAAAGTATATCTAGCAACAGACATTGTCATTGTATCTCTTTGTTCTACACCAAACTTAGATAAGAAGTCTCCTTCACCACCAAATCCTTCAACACTATTAATATACATTGGCACATTAAAGTAATCTGCAAACGTACCTAAATCACTTTCACCATAAAGGTTATCATAGTCGTAATATGTTTTAGGTAAGTAGTATGCCTCGATACCATAGATGCCAATAGACTCTATAGTAAGGTCTTCTATCAGTCGTTGTTCTTGACTGTTTGCGAAGTTGTTGAAGAATACATTCTGAGCCATTGGATTATCCTACCATATCTTCTGGTGGGTATACGTATGCTGTTGCCATTTCTTCTTCTAGTTGCTGTCTTTCTGCAACGGCATCATCATAGAGCTTCATCCCGTTAAATTGAACTCCTCCAGGTAATTGCATTCCTTCGAACTTGATTAAGTTTGATCCCCATTGTATTTTAATTAAGCATGCAGCATATCTCAATAGCCATCTGTCTTTCCATACATCTGTAAATGTATCTGGATCGATAACTCTATATGCTTTGAATACAAGATATGTACCTACTGGTGTTCTTTCCCAATCCATATCTACATGAGCTCTGTTCATGTGTCTATTATATCTTAGTCTTTGTTTACCAACTAATATCTCTTCTATCATTCTGATATTCTGGAAGTTCATATAGAATGGTACTAACTCATATCTACTTAAATCATATAAGTCATTCAATGCTATTTGATATCTAACATTAAATAAATTGTTTGTGCTTGTTGCATCACCAACATCAAATAAATCTACAACACCAATTATGTTTTCTGGCATGGTCACATATCTGTTATCAATATCTGTTTGAGTGACTTGGTGTTTATAGTATGTTGGTTCAAATGCATCAAAGTGATAATCAGCATAATAATCCAATGCTTCATCTACTCTATCGTCTACTTGGTCCTCATCAACATTAATCTCAATGACTGGTTTACCTAATCTTCTAAGACAATGTTCTTTGAATGTTGCTTTTGTTGTTGGTCTACTCATAGTATTATTTATTCTCCCCAAGCAATACTACCATTAGCGTAGTATGTTTTGAACACTCTTCCAGTGTTATCTTCTAAATCTGTTCCAACTCTTATATCGCCCTCAACATCTAATACTGCTTGTGGGTTAGTTGTTTGTATTCCTATCTTATCACTAGAGGTATTTGCAACTAATAAATCATCAGATGCACCTGTCCCTAATCTATTGACAGCTGTATTACTAACTTTGTCTGATTTGATAGACACATCAGTATTACCCAATGCCTTACCTCTCGAACCTACTGCTATTAAATCTGCTAAATGTCTTGCTTTACTTGGCATATGTTATCCCCATGCAACGTCACCATTAGCATAATATACTTTAAGTGATCTATTACTATCGTCTATTAATGTACCATTAACTACAACGTTAGCTCCGAAATATGCTTTTCCGTTAACTGAAAATAAATGATCTGGATTAGTATTAGCTATTCCAATATTATTATTTGAAGCTACGGAAATATTATTACTACTGAATATGTTAAATGAATGTATCTGTATGATATCATTATTACTTGCTCCAGAAGTAAGTACTACATTAGCACCATTTGTTGCTGTGTAGTCAGTTGTATTCTCTAATAGAATACCATTCAAATAAACTTTTAATGCATCTGCACTTCTATAGTTTAAACTTGATGAATTATTATCATTACCAGCAAAGTTAACCTGTCCATTAGATGCTGTGAATTCATATTCTGTAAATGCACCTTGTGGTATATTTGTTAATGTATACGTACTGTTAGCAGTGTTGTATATTAATATACCATTATTAACTTTTGGGTCATCATCAACATCTAATAACTCAGATATATTACTAGTTGTTCCAGCTCCACCAGATGTTGCTATTGTAATAGTATTCTGTGCAGCTAATTCGTTCTCTTGTAATCCTCCACTAGAAAGATTAACTTTAACATTAAGTGCTGCATCATTAAATAAAGTATTACATTACTTAGTCACCTCCGGTGTCACCGTTACCATCCCCTCTAATATTCTTGATACTGTTCCAGAGCTGTTTGTTAACTCTGCATCCCAAACATACCTACCAGCAGACATTGCTGCTGTGACAGAATTATTTAGGGCTAGTGTTAAAGTTGAATTAGCTGTAGTTAGTGTGCAAGTAAATGCTGTTGAGTTAGATGATGAATGTGTCTTTCTTATTTGTGAGGCAGCAGAATATCCTGTCAAATTTAGATTGACGCCTGATGAATCTGTTAAACTTATTGCCGTTGAAAAATCTGTGCCTTGATCAATAATTATATTAACTCTGGTGGCCATTCAAACACTCCTTTAAAATCTTTAGTATAAATACCTTTATATACTATTTATAAGAGGAATTAGTTATGCAATTGCGAAATGACTTCAAATACGCGTTAATAGAAGAATACAAGACTTACTGGAACGCATACGACAACCCAAACGAATTTTACTCTGATATACTATCTATGTCAAACGAGATGTTCGAACACTTTACAGCACGCAGAATGTCTGCAAAAGGAATGTCCGCTGTGACTGAATTAAAACTATTAGATCAAAACACTTTGTGGTTTGTTATCTATGGTAAGACTAAACGTGCTTTAGAATGTTTAGAAGTTATCAATAAAGATGAAATAGAATTCTTAGGTCACAAACATAGACTAGATGTTAAAAGAAAAATTGTTAATCTTCAGACTACCGATTCGAATGATTCGGATGAGTCTCAGGACTCACAAAGCTAGCTGAATGTCCTAGAGCTTTTTCTTCTGAAGTCAACTCTTCAATAATATCTTCCCAGATGTTTTCATCATAGACAACCCATCCTAAAGTTATTCTTGGACCACCGAAAGCAGCATGCCACATAATTTTATTATGTTCTTCTTTCTTTCCGTAGTATCCAAGTTTACTATGCCATCCAACTGGATCGTCCATATGTACTAACTTTGTATCTGGATCAGCTTGCAATGAACCTGGCTTTTCATTTGTACTGTCAAGGTGACGCCAATAGCCTTCGCCAGTTGGGTTCCATGTAAACAAACAATTAAATCCTGGTACATTCCAATTAGTATGCCAAGCAATATATCCATCTTTAGGATAATACATTTTTAGTGCACAGAATTTATATCCAATATATGCACCCAAAGTATCATCTAAGTCTTGAGACTTTTCAATATATTTTTGGATCCATTGTTTTTCTTCTGGACTAAATCTATGTCCTTCTTCTTGTAGTGTTCTTTTAAGTGTTGGTTCATTTAGATCATAACCATAACTGTCAGGTGGAAAACCATCGTGGTCTTGTACCTTGCCACTCTTCAAACATTCTATTGATGCTGCGTATTCGGATCTATTCTCTTTTTTAAACTTACCTTTTGTTCTCCAATTTGGTAAATTTACATCCGGTGGATTTTGTGATACCCAATCACTATACTTATTTAAAACGGTCAAAAGATCCGTAGGTAGTGTCAAAACCTGTCTCATTTATAATATAAGCCTCCCGCTTGTGTGTTTGTTCTGGATCAATAGTATAATGCAAAAATGCTTTAGTTGTTCCAGGACGTAGTTCGGTCTCTCTATACCCAGTGACAAAATTATATTTTGCATCATTAGGCATCCTTCCAATCTTAATATCCATATCTGGACTTTCATACAATGCTCTCCAAAAAGCAAATGTATCCCAGTATGTTAATCCTTTAGGGAAAGGACCGGTATTCTTTTCGCCAGTGTGTTTCCTATACCAGTATAACCACTGTCGCCATAACTTCTGTGTACGTTCATTCTTTCTCCAAACAAACATTCCACAGTGCCATCTAAACTTATGAGCTTTACCTTGTCTGTATAACTCAATATGTTTTTTGTTATAATGTTCAAGCTCTTCACCAGGTATTCCTGGTCCTACTTGATTGTCGTGTGTAAAGTAAACAACCTTAGCATTATAAGGTCTATTCTCTGACATGACAACATCATTATCACCTAGAAGATCAAACACTTCTTCTATTTCATTACTTAGAACAAAACCATCAACATCAAGATAACAAGTGACGTCAAATGGTGTTCGTTCTAATGCCCATAGTTTTGTTCTTACGTGAACTGGTACTGGTGTTATAAGATGATCGAATAACTTTCTATCCTCATCTGTCACCCACTCTTCATGTGTGAACACTGCTACTTTAGCATCTGGTACTTCATCCTTTAAAGATTCTACGCACATAACAAGAGCGTCGTAGAAAGGTTTAGATACAGTAGCTACTAAAAGATAACCTCTACTCTCCATCCTTCTCAGCTTCCTTAATAATTATGGCTATTCCAAAAGCCTGTGCTTCTTCTGGTGAGGTTGCTGACCTAAGTTTTCTTTTTAATGATTTATATTCTGTTCCTTTAACTTGAGGTAAATCTAAAAATGTAGATTTAATATTCCACAATGCAGCTCTTCTATCTTCTCTTTCTCGTGTAGTCTTTTCTTCCTCTGCAGCTTCATTTAATTTTGACTGTATCTGAACTTGACGGTTCGTATTATGTCTAAGTTCATCTTCACTAAACTGTCTTGTAATGTCTCTGTATAATGGATGGTTAGGATCTGCAGGTATTCCTTTCTCTGTAGTAGCCATACCATCAGGTCTTATTAATACACAAGATAATTCAGTCCTGTTGTTATTTGTGTAATGCGGATTCTGAATCATTGGTAACGTTGGATCCAATGAAAAATCTGGGATTGGGAGTTGCTTTAACTCTTCTTGTTTCGGGGTTTCGACAGTCACACCTTCCGGTACTTTAGCTGTCTTAGTCTCTTCTGCCATAATATATGCCTCTTGTTGGTTCTAATTATATACTATTCTATTTATAAGGTCAACAGTTAAGCTGTTCTAATCCATAATTTTAATGTAGTAATTGTTTCTACAGCTGATTGTACAGTAGATCCAGTCCATACTTTAGCATATGAAGTACCTAACCAATTAGATTGATACTGTGCTGTATATTGACCTACATATGCTTTTTCCCACATCTTAACAAACTGACCTGTGTATCCAGCTTCATAGTTCTTGTTGAATGCACCTTCGTATATTTTAGTATATGTGTTTTCAAATTGTGCAGTATATACTCCTTCATATTGACCTTGATATAGTTTACTATATTGACCAGTGTATGCTTTTTGATATACTTTTGTAAATTGTTGTGTGAATGATCCCTCATATTGTTTAGTGTATATTTTAACATATCCATCAACATATGCTCTATCAAATTGTCCTTCGTATGCTTTAGTATACTGACCTGTAAAGTGTCCAGTGTATTGACCTAAGTACTGACCAGCCCATGCTTTTGTAAATTGTTGTAAGAAAGTTCCTTCATATTGTCTGGTGAATGCTCCTTCAAACAATGATGAGTATGTAGCAATGTAATCTTTATTATATTGTCCTGTGTATTGACCAAGGTATGCTTTTTCAAAATTGTTTCCAAATGACCCTTCATATTGTTTAGTATACTGTCCTAAGTATGCTTTTACAAATGCACCTGTGAATTGTCCTTCATACTGACCAACATATGAACCTTCATATACTCCTTGATAAACATGAGGACCTTCATACTGACCTAAGTAGTATCTTACATATACGCCTTCATATGTTTTTGTATATTGTGCACTGAACTGTCCTGTATATTGACCATCATACTGTCCACTAAATGTTCTTGTTCCTTCCCACAGTTTAGCAAATGCTTTTACATAATTTAAACTTACATATGTTGTTGAGAATGAACCTTCAAAGTTTCCTGTATATTGACCAGTGTATGTTCTTGTTCCTTCAAACTGACCTGTGTATTGTTTTGTATAACTTGTGACATATAACTTCTGATAGTTGTCTGTATATTGACCAGTGAATGTTCTAGTTCCAGTATATGCTTTTGTATATTGTTTTGTAAATGCACCTTCATATGCTTGGCCGTATTGACCAGTGTATGTTCTTGTACCTTCATATTGTTTAGCAAATGTTCCGGACCAGTTTCTAGCAAATGATCCCTCATATATTTTTGCATAATCATTTACATAATTTTTAGTATATGCTCTTATATACTGACCAGTATATTGTGATGTAAATACTCCTTCGTATACACCTTCATAAAGTTTAACATATGTCTTACTATATTGACCAACAAAGTTCTTCTGATAATTAGTTGTAAATGAACCTTCGTATGATTTAGTATAGTTTGTATCAAATGAACCTTCATATAATGCTAAGTATTGTTTTCCAAATTGACCTTCATATGTTTTAACATATAAACCAGTATAAGTTTTAGTGTATGATGTTTCAAATACACCTTCGTATGCTTTCTCATAATTAGTGCCGTACTGGCCATCATATGCTTTTGCATAGTTTGTACCAAACTGACCACTATAGTCTTTACTATAGTTAGCTGTAAATGCACCTGCATATGCTCCTTCGTATGATGTTCCATAGAACCCTGCATATTGAGTAGTAAATGCTCCTTCGTATTGTTTAGCATAATTAGTACTAAACTGACCTTCGTATTGCGTTACGTAATCTTTAGCATAGTTGGTTGTGAATGTACCTTCATACTGACCAACATAATTGGATCCAAATACTCCTGTGTATTGTGACGTAAAGTCTTTTTGATAATTTGTTGAGTATACACCTTCAAAGTTTTTAGAATAGTTAGTACCATATAGTGTCTCATACTGTGTAGTATAATCTTTTTGATAGTTAGTTGTAAAGACGCCCTCGTATTGATCTGTATAGTTTGTCTGGTACTGTCCTTCAAATACACCTTCATATTGTACACCAAACTGTCCTGTGTACTGACCTGTGTATTGTTTTAAGTATTGCTTTGTATATGCTTTTTGATATTGTGTAACAAATGTTCCATCAAACGAGCCTTCATATGCTTTTGCATATAGACCAACATATACTTTACCGTATGTTGTATCAAATGACCCTTGGAACACTCCACCATAAACATTTGTATATTGACCTACATATGCTTTTGCATATTGTGTTGTAAATTGGCCAAGATAGTTAGTTGTGAACCCACCTTCATATTGTGATGTGTAATCTTTTGAGTAGTTGTCTGTAAACTGGCCAGTGAATTGTCTATCATAGTTTCCTTCATATTGCTTAGCATATTGTGTGACATAATCTTTAGCATAGTTATCAGTGAATTGGCCTTCATATGTTTTAGTATATTGAGTGACATAATCCTTAGCATAATTAGTTGTATATGTTCCTTCAAACACACCGCCGTATATATTTGTGTATTGGCCAACATAGTTCTTAGCATATTGTGTTGTGAATACACCTTCGTATTGTTTAGCAAATGTTCCTTCCCACTGCTTAGCATATGTTGATGAATATTCTTTTTGGTATTGATCTGTGAATTGGCCTACGTAATTATCAGAGTATATTCCTTCATATGTTGTTGCATATTGTCTTTCCCAATTCTTAGTATAGTTTGTTGTAAACAATCCTACATATTGATCTGTGTATGTTCCACTATAATCTTTTTCGTAGTTGCCAGCATATGATCTAGTATAGTTTCCAGTATATTGTCTTGCATAGTTTGAACTATATTGTCTATCATATGTTCCTGTCCACTGTCTTGTATATTGGCCAACATATGCTTTTTCATAGTTTTCCGTATATGTTCCTTCAAATACTCTACCATATACGTCTGTATATTGACCTACGTATGCCTTTTCGTATTGATCAATATAATCTTTAGCATAGTTAGTACCAAATTGTCCTACGTATGCTTTATTGTATTGGCCAACATATGCTCTTTCATATGCTTTTGTATAGTTTGTAGCATATGAACCTGTATAATTATCAGTGAATGATCCTTCCCAAAGTTTAGCATATTGTGTGACATAGTCTTTGGCGTAGTTTGTTGTATAACCTTTTGTATAGTTGGTTGTGTATGTTCCTTGGAACACACCTTCGTAAATATTTGTATATTGTCCTACATAGTTTTTAGTATAGTTCTTTCCAAACTGTCCTGTGTAGTTGGTTGTATATGTTCCTTCATATACACCTTCATATGCTTTTGTCCACAGCTTAGTATAACTTCCAACATATCTTTTTGTATAGTTTCCAGTATAAGCTCTAGTAAATTGATTCGCATAATCTTTAGCATAGTTAGATGTATATACACCAGCATATGTTGTGTCATATGTTCCTACATATGCTTTTGTAAAGTTAGTTGTATATGATCCCTCATATTGAGATCCATATATTCCAACATAGTTTTTAGTATAGTTTGTTGTATACTGGCCAGAATATTGTCTTTCATATGTTCCATCATACTGTCTGGTAAAGTTTGTACTATATTGTTTTGTATAGTTAGTTCCATACTGTCCACTAAATGTTCCTGTGTATTGACCAGTGTATTGTTTTAAATAGTTCGTTGAATACAGCCCAGTATAGTTTCCTGTAAACTGTCCAGTATAGTCTCCGCTATATGCTTTCGTGTATCCTGTTGCATATTGTCCTGTATAGTTTCCTGTAAACTGTCCAGTATAGTCTCCACTATATGCTCTTTGGTATGTGGTTGCATATATTCCAGTGTACGCTTTTGTATATCCTGTTGCATACTGTCCACTATACGCTTTTGTATATCCTGTTGCATACTGTCCACTATACGCTTTTGTATATGTTGTATTATAGTCACCAGAATATGATGTTGAGAAGTATCCTGTAAACTGCCTTGTATAGTTAGTTCCATACTGCCCAGAGTATCCTGTAGAGAAATATCCTGTGTACTGTGTAGTAAATGTTCCAGTATATTGCCCACTGAACTGTCCTGTATATTGTCCAGTATATGATGTTGAGAAATATCCCGTATATGCTGTTGAGTAATATGCTGTAAACTGTCCAGTATATTGTGCTGGGGATGAGAAGTATCCATGGAATCGTCCAGCACCTTCACCCGGGCCTTGGAATATTCTATGGTAAGTACCACCACTAGAGTATTGTGCCGAAACAGTTCGTGAGAATTGTTGAGCGGATGCATACCCTACCTTTCCACCTGGCGCTACGAAAGTGTTAAGTCTTTCATATTGAACTGTTGTTGTACCAGTAAAGTTTTGACCTGGTCCAGAAAACTGATTAGAGAATTGAGCAGTTCTTGTGACCCTGCTATAGTTTGTTGTTCTTGTGACCCTACTATATGATCCAGAAAATTGTTTTGAATATTGGCCAGTAAATTGTCTCGAGAAGTTTCCAGCATATTGTGTTGTTCTTGTGACCCTACTATATGTACCACTATACTGTTTTAAATAGTTCGTTCCGTATTGTGTTTCTCTTGTGACCCTACTATATGATCCAGTATAAGTTTTAACGTATCCTGTGTTGTATGAACCTGTATACTGTCTAGTATAAGTTGTATTATATGAACCAGTGTACTGTCTAGTATAAGTTGTATTATATGAACCAGTGTACTGTCTTGTATAGTTGGTTGTGTATGAACCAGTAAACACTCTAGACCACTGAGTCGAGTATGTTCCATCATACTGTCTAGTATAAGTTGTATTGTATGACCCAGTGAATACTCTTGACCACTGAGTTGAATATGTACCACTATATTGTTTTGTATAGTTGGTTCCATATGTACCAGAGAACTGTCTGTCGTAGTTTCCAGTGTATTGTTTTAAATAGTTTGTACTATATTGTTTAGTATAGTTAGTTGCATATGTTCCTACATATGCTTTTGTATATTGACCTGTATATTGTTTAGCGTAGTTTGTAGCAAATGTACCTTCATATTGTTTTGTATATTGGCCAACAAATGCTTTCTGATAATTCTTATCATATGAACCAGTGAATGTTTTTGTATAATTTCCACCATATGCTTTCTGGTATTGTGTTGTGTAAATTTTAGCATAGGTTGTATTATAGTCACCAGTATACTGCCTATCATAGTTTCCAGTATAGATTACATCATAGTTCGTTTGGTATACACCTGTGTACTGACCAACATATGCTTTTTGATATACACCTTCATACTGTTTAAGATAGTTTCTAGCAAATGAACCTTCCCATATTCTATCATACTGACCAACATATTGGCCGACATATGCTTTCTGATATTGTTTCTCATATAGCTTCTGGTATTGTTCTACATAGTTCTTTTCATATTGATCTGCGTATTGACCTACCCATGCTTTTTGATATACACCAACATATGCTTTTTGATATGCTTTACCATATTGTGTAGTGTATACACCTTCATATGTTTTAGCATATGAACCTTCGTATTGTTTTAGATATTGTGCTACCCAGTTCTTTTCATATTGTGTAGTAAATACACCTTCCCATACTCTATCAAATTGACCTACGTATTGTCCAACATATGCTTTTTCATATTGTTTTGTAAATGAACCTTCGTATGCTCCAGTATATTGACCAGCCCATGCTTTTGTCCATTGTACTATATAATTAGCTTCATATTGACCACTATAAACTTTTTCGTAGTTGCCTTCATATTGTCTAGCATAGACACCTGTCCATGCTTTTTGATATGCACCTTCATATTGTTTAGCAAAATTAATTGCATATGTTTTTGTATACTGTGCAGTATATTGACCAACCCACTGTCTAGTGTATGACCCTTCCCATTGTTGTTGATATTGAGCCGCCCATTGAACAGTCCATTGAGCAGTATACTGTCCTACATAATTTTTTGTATATTGGCCAACATAATCTTTTGCATAATTGGTAACAAAAGATCCTTCCCATATTCTATCATATTGTCCAACATATTGGCCGACATATGCTTTCTGGTATTGTGCTACATAGTTCTTTTCATATTGTTTTTCGTATTGACCTAACCATACTTTCTCATATTGTGCAACATAATTCTTAGCATAGTTAGTTGTATATTGTCCTGTAAATCTTCCTTCGTAAATACCAGTCCACTGTTGCTGATATTGTGCTACATAGTTTTTAGTATATTGACCAACATATAATTTTTGATATGAACCTTCATATTGCTTAGCATAGTTGGTTGTAAATG